GTATTAGTTAATTTATAAATAGTAATTGTAGTAACAAGATAAAAATTTGTAAATGAATCTATAAAATAATTTATAATATTTCCACTATAATAAAAAGTAATATTTCCATTACTTATTGCTGTACCATTTTTAGATATACCCGGATAAATTGTATTGGGTGTTAAAATTCCATTTGAAAAAAGAAAATAATATCCATCAATACTACAACTGAGCACATTTGATGAATTGCAAAACATGTTAGTAACTAACGTACCAGAATATGAAGAATATGTAGTTGAATCATTAAATGTGATTTTATCTGGAAATATTACACTAAAATCTGCATCGTTAACAGAAGTTACAAATGCTATATATTGACGAACGAACCACTGGCCCGAAGGCAAAGCAACTGAAATAATCGTATTTGGGGTGATTCCTAATGCAGATCCAGTAAATATACCAGTCCCATCACCGGGTGCACTTAAAATACCAGATCCAGATATATCACTTGGTAAAATATTTGTAGTTGTTGTTCCCGTTGTAAAGTAATTTCCTTGTACAATGTTTCCAGATCCATCTGAATATGCATAATATCCTCCATAATAAAGTATAGGTGTTGCTGGTAGACTTAAAGTTCCAATACTTGTATATGTTTGACGTTCAAGAAGTGATACTGTTGTTCCGTGTGTTACAAAAACATTTGCATTTATGTCAAATGCCATATTATATGGTGTATCATCGCCAATTGAAAACATTCCATAATTCTGATCATACACTGTACAATTGCTTAATAACATTATAGTTCCATTTGTTTGAGGATCGTTCATTGCAAATATTATATTTTGTATATTAGGATATTCACTATCTGGCCATATAAAAATTTTATTTTCACAATTTGTATTATAAATGTTATAATTAACTGGAAGATACCCAGGAGAAGTCACCAAAACATTACTTGTATAATCATCTGTAGAGACAGTAAAATTTTCCCCAAATACATTATTTATATTCACATTCGTAGAATACAAAGTATGAATAGAATTATTAATCATATCAGAATTGAGTTGTAAAGGTAAATCTGGAATTTGACTCAAAGATTGTTGTTGCTCATTTATTGTGTACTCAAAAGTTTGAAAGATTGGAGTACAATTAGAAGAGTTGAAGTAACAAAAGTTGTGACTCTGGGCCCAGATTGTAACCTTCACAGTATTAGATACTGGGGCCAATGTAATCTCAAAACGCTGATTATCCAGACGAGAAAAGTTCATTTGACCACTGGCCTCCATGCTATTTGAAGGGTCCAGGGCAAAACTGTACAGATAAATCGGATCAATTGGAGTTCCGCCATATTTCTTTAAAGGCTCTACGTACCTCAAATAACTTCCTGGTAAATTGAATCTTTGATTTGCACCCATATAAAATGCAACATTTGTTATGTTTCCGATAAATGCTCCAGTTTCAAGATCTTGCACAGTGAAATAAAGTTGATAAACTGGCCCTGTAAATGCTGTATCAATCTTTATATTTGTAAGACCAGTCCCAATTACAGAAATATCTTGCACTTGTCTTACCCTTTGGAAGAATGTGGGTTTTAATTGGTCTTCAATCAGCGTGTAATCAACAAGAAAGTAACAATTGAGTGGAGTGCCATCTGAAACTCCGTTAAATGATATGCGGATATCTGGTTCAGTTACAAATGGAAAACCTTTTTTTACAATGTAAAACGGAATCTCCAAAGTTATAAAGTTTCCATTTACAAGTGTGTTTGCAGTGGGGACTTTCTCAAGGGGTGTCCCAAATTGATTATCAATATTGATAAAATCACCTTTTAGACTTTCAATGACATTTGAGTTTACAAGAAAGTCCACTTTGTTCAATATTGATTCTCTTTGAGTATTTCCACCCGGAATTTCACTAATAAATCTAAGTCTCGTCATAACGTCTCCTAGTTTTGGAATATGAATCGTGTAATCTCCTGAGTTTAAATAAACATTCTTTGGAAATTCCACCCGTAAACTTTGAGTACAGGCTCTATTCATTAAATTTCATCAAGAAAATAAGAGGCCCGATATACCGCCCTCCACTTTGAGTATATTTAAAGTCTCATAGTAGACATTTGAAGACTCGGATGAAACTTTCAGGTCCCTAATTCTGCTCAAATTGACTGGACCATTGAATACAACACTTGTACCAGTCACCGGAACATTTGTAAAGTTTTCAAAAGCAGCCACATTTGAGCAATCCGAATTGAACATTGGCTCCCCGTTCAGGGTTACAGTGTCCAAATTTCCAGTAACAAAGATTTTTGTACAAGGACCCTTTGGATCTTGTGTTGTATATTGTGGAACTGTCATATTAAAACTTCCAAAAGATGGAACCACGTTTGAAACTTTAAGGTAATTTACCAAAAGAGAAAAGTCAATTCCAGGAAGTGTATTGTAATCAAGACCAATTTGAACATCTTGATTAAAGAGCGTATAAATTGGAATATTTTGAAGAAGACCTGGTAAACTTATATAGTAAGATCTGTTCGTTGGAACAATGTTTGATCCGTCTCCGTCAAGAAGAGCCAAAATTGGTCTGTTTTTAAATGATGTTGAAATCTCCTTTTTGAATTGGAGGTATTCTACAGGAATTGTTTGAATTACTTGTTTACCAAAGAGTAAACTCACAGAGTTTATAATATTTTCATACGAAGGATACTTGTATATTGGATTGACGGCAACATCAGTTCCTTGAATAAAACCGGATTGACGAAGAGTTAAAGGGCTTAACCCGGAACCATAATAAATGTAAGTTCCCGATACCAATTTAGTTAAATTAAGAGCATCGTACCCAAAAAAGTTTGCAACTGCTAGTGAATCAAAATAGATTAAATTTATTTCAGATTGAATTAAAAATCTATTTTGTACTATTTGTAATAGTTGTGTTACACTACTTGTATTGTAATTTCCTATTCCCGGTAAAATTCCAGTTGAAACATCTCCAATTATTGATGTAAAATTAATTATAAAAAATGTTGAAAATGATAAAAGGTTTGTAATAGGACATGGATACGTAAAAACTTGTGTGCCATTATTTATATTTATATAGTTAAGAGTATTTGGATGATAATAACTAAGACCTCCGGTTTCTGTAAAAATGTAACCAATATAATCTAGACCAAATAGTACATTTGGAGATGTTATTGTTACTATAAAAGTAAAAGTACTATAATTATATATACCTGTAGCATATAGATTTCCATCTGTTCCTATATAAGCTGAATAAGCTGAACCTATATAAAACACAGTATTTAATGAAATATTTGGAGGATTGGGAGAATAAAACAGACTGTCAACATAAGGATATACTGAACTTGGAAAGCTTGAACCGAACCCCAATTTATTGTTATTATTCTCACCACCTGCTTTTAAAACTCCGGATGTTGTTAAAAGAAATATACTGTTTGGTCCACAAAATATCATTTGTACACCCGGATCAGGTACATTTGTATTTGTAAATGTAGTAATATTTGTAGTTGGAGATAAAACATTTTTTCCAGTATAATAATAGGTTGTTGCACCTGGAGTCCAAACAAAAGTTGTATATAAACAACACGCTACATTAGTTGATGTTAAAGATGGAACTTGTTGAAATGTTGTAAATTGTGTACCCACAATTCCTAATTGGCCACTTGTATTATTACCAGTTACCCAAATATTTCCAGTAGTATCAATTATAGCTGTATGAGAAGCTCCACATGCTATTTTAGAAATTGTAAATGGAATTGAAATAGTTTGTAAAGAAATAACATTACTTGTTGTACCAGTTCCCAGTTGTCCACTTGAATTATTTCCGGAGACCCACACATTATTTGAAGTATCAACTGCAAAGAAAAAGTCAGGACCGCTAGCAACAAAACTAATAGTTGGACTAAGTGAATTTAGAATATTTAGCTGTCCAATATCTGTATTTTGAGGTGAAAGAATAGTTTGAGGTGAAAGAATAATAGTATTATTAGTTGTTGTGTGACCAATATGCATGTACCCCGGAGGTGGCTCCAAAAAGGACCAATAAGAATCATTCGTATCAACAAGACCGGGGAGACTCATTTTGAGAGTAATATCGGTGATAAACTCCCCTCTATTTGGAAGTGTAGCATAGTAGAAATCTTGTGTATCAAACGGAATAACGTGTGTGCGAATTGTTCCAGGAGAGTCTCTTGTGATCACCGGGTTAAAGTGAGTAAAATCTGGATTTTCAGTCAAAAATGAATCCTGCATTCCAGTAACAGCGCCGTAGACGCTCGTCATCCTGATACTATGTGAGTTTTTATTCCATTATTAAAAACTCACATTCCATTAAGATGAATCTACAGTTGAAGAAGTTTGACCCAAGTAAGATCAATTCAGATAAAGTTTGTGTTGTCATTGGAAAACGCGGAACTGGAAAATCCACTCTCGTTACTGATTTACTTTATCATAAGAGAGACATACCTGTAGGAGTCGTCATGTCAGCCACTGAGGAGGGGAATCACTACTACAAACAATTTGTACCTGATTTATTCATCTATGGGGACTATTCAAAAGATACAATAGAAAAGGTGATTGCTCGTCAAAAGAAACTTGTTTCAGCTGGAAGTCCAAAACCCGCCTTTATTCTTTTGGATGATTGCATGTACAATAAAGCATTCATGAAAGACACCTGCATCCGGCAATGTTTCATGAATGGACGTCATTGGAAGATATTCTTCATGTTGACTATGCAGTATTGTATGGATCTGAGTCCAGACCTCAGGGCAAATGTCGATTACGTTTTTGTTTTGCGTGAAAATGTCATTCAAAACAGGGAGAGACTGTACAAATCATTTTTTGGAGTCTTTCCATCTTTTGATCTCTTTAATAAGGTGATGACAGCTTGTACTGAAAATTACGAGTGTCTTGTTCTTGACAACACAAGTAAATCAAACAAACTGGAAGATTGTGTTTTTTATTACAAAGCCCCAATAAGAAAGGGATTTCGTATTGGATCTGATTCCATGTGGAAATATCATCAGAATCATTACAAACCAAATGCTGCAGTAAACCCAAACTTAGACAAAAAGACGAATATTGTTAATATTATTAAGAAGTAGTAATTGCCTCCTTGGCGCGACGATCAATCTCATCCTGAACCTTCTCATTCGCCAGCTTCACAAGATCAGCCACAGACATGTCTGGGAATTCCTTGCGAAGCTCCTCCACCACCTCTGCAGGGTGAGGAATTGGTGGAACATCGGGCTTGTTGTAAAACTTTGAATTCTCGTCACCGGGCTCGATGTAAGGAGTGTCGCTTCCTGGAATTGGTGTTGCCATCATATCCTTCTTGCGCTTCTCAAACATAGCCGCAGCCATACGCTGGTTATCACGATATTTGGTCATAATCTCCTCCAGCTTCTCATCTGCATAGTGCTGATCCTCAATTTGATCACGATTCGGTGGAATCAGCAGCCACTTGTACATGTCAACAACGTAAATGTCAAAAGTGGCATCATCGCGCTGAAGACGCTTTGCATGGGACTCAGCCTCTGTGCGAGTTGCAAAGCATCCACGAATCTTGATTCCAAACTTGTCAGTCTTCTGAGGGCAATCCGGACCAACAATTGATAGGCATGCAAACAGCTGGCCAGGAACAGTCAGGTAATCGGTCTGAAAAACGTCTCCCATTCTTGATATATAGGAGCTTCTTTTCTTTAAATTGATTAACCTCCTGTCATACTATTCCAAAGATTTATTGTATCTTGACTTATAAATGCTATCCATGTTCCTAGTGCACCTGGTGTTGTTTGTCCACTAGTGGTGCTAATTAAAAACATTGCATACTGCGTATTAGAATAATTATAATAAAAATATAAAGTTGGAATATTACCTGAAAATGTTATAGTACCAGCCACAATAGATCCTGAAACGCTTGTTGTTGTAAATGTTATATTCATTGGTATTATTCCGGATAGTGTTAATGTATCTATATTCATGTATCCGGTGAAAGAAATTCCTACTGTAAAAATTGGAAAATTTGCTGAATTTAACATAAACGTATTTGGTGATATTTTTAGACCACCAATTAGTATATAACTTTTTACATTATAGTTGGATGCCCAATAAGTTAAACTGTATGAGTACTGTGACAAAAAACGATATGCATTTGTAAAAGGAACTACTGGAGTTGTTGCAGTAATTATAAATCCAGGTGAAGGTGAAGGTGAAGGTGAAGGTGAAGGTGAAGGACATGCAATTTGTAAAATTGGTAAACTTTTAGATATGAATGAAGCATTTAATGAACTTAAATTATATTGACTTCCAATGCCATTATAGTTTGTTGAAATTTGTGAGGCTGAAAGTGCAACTGAATATATTCTTGCCATTGCAAACTTAATAGTATAAGTAGTAGTTGAAGTTCCTATTTGTATACTGTTAGGTGGATTAGTAGGTGTACATGTAGCTGAACCAAGTAATATAGGTAATAATGTATTATTCAAATAACATGATATTATTCCTGAAGAAGATACTGTAAAAACTAAATGATACCATGTGTTTGGTAATAAAGTAAATCCAGCTTTACAAGTTGTATCTGGTAAAAGTATATAAGG